GGGGAGTGCTGCGTGAAGAACACGACTCCCACCAATGCCGAGATCACGCCGAGCACCCGGCTCCAAGCCCGAATGAAGGCTGCGCGCACGAAGCGCTTGCGCCGGTACGCGGCTGACATCTTGTTGGCTGGCCACCTGGTGATTGCCTTCATGTTGGGCGCATGGGGAGCTGTTGACGAAGCGCTGATCGTACTGACTGCGCTGCCGGCCTCCCTGATCGCCCATGCCTGGGCATACCGGCCACTGGCCAAGCCCTGAGGTGCTGCCCATGTCTCAACCGACACCCCCAGCCCGCCGCCGCGCCAGCCCATACAGCAACGCATCCAGCTCCCTGCGGCTGACGTCCCATTCGTCGTCCAGGGCCTCGTCCTCCACGACCACCACAGCCACCAGGACAAAGACATGAACTACGACCACCTGCCACCTCAACACGCCCGGGGCCGCAACCCAGACCTGGAATACACAAACCTGCGCGTGAACCTGCCTGTGTTCACCTACAGGATGCTGAACTCGTCGGTGCAGATCCGTGTGCGCTCGGGGGAGCCGCGCTGCAGCGTGAACCAAGTCATCAACGAGATCCTGGACCCCTGGGCAGACCTGCGCTGGCGCCAGTCCGATATGGACATGCGCCTGACGCCCGAGAACCCTTACGAGATCCTTTCCTACCAGCCGCGCGACGGCAAGGCCGAGGTCGAACTGATGGAAGTTCGCGCCTCGGTGCGCAAGTTCACGCTGGACGTGATCCAGACCCACATTGACGTTTTGTTCAGCGGCGATAGCGATGCCAGCCGGGGCGACGTGATCCGTCAGATCCTGACCAGCTGGGCTTTGAGGCGTTGGCATGAGTCCAGTATGACCATGGCGAACGTGCCCGTGAATCCTTTCGCTGTGGCATCGGCTCCCCGGGGCGGGGAGGGCGGCAATGTCTGAAGTCGTCAGCATCGACCGCATCAAGGCCCTGGCGGCTGCCGCGCGCGCCGCTGGCCAGCCCCTGGAACAAGCATGCCCTTGGCCCGTGGAATCTACCGCTGGCCAGGCCTTCGCTGCCGCCTATGAAGGGCGCGCGCAGTGATCGATACCGATATCCCCAAAGCCGCCCGCGCGCCAAGTCGCTACCGCAAGGTCGAGGTGCGCACCTGGGGCGACGAGAAATTCCGCCGCCTGTCAGCGATGCCGCCCTGCGGGCAGGGCCTGTGGCTCTTTCTGATCACCGGCCCCCACACAGGCCCCATTCCCGGTTTGTTCCGCGCTGGCCGTGCTGCTATGGCCGAGGAACTGGATTGGGATCTGGAAGCCTTCGACAAAGCCTTCCGGGAAGTCTTCCAACAAGGGATGGTGAAAGCCGACTTCAAAGCCCGCGTCATGTGGGTTCCGAACGCCATCAAGCACAACCGGCCCGAGTCCCCCAACGTGGTCAAGAGCTGGGCTACTGAATTCGACCTGATCCCCGAATGCGACCTGAAGCGCGAGGCCCTGGAGCACCTGAGAGCCAGTGTTCATGCGCTCGGAGAGGCTTTCGGGAAGGCTTTCGATGAGACTTTCGGAAAGGCTTCCCCGAAGGCTATGCCTAATCAGGAACAGGAACAGGAACAGGAAAAGAAAGAGCCTAACGGCTCTGTCGGCAGCGCCGACGACCAGCCCGGCGAAACCGCAACTGGCAAGCCTGGACTGCCGAACTGCCCGGTTCAGGACCTGGTTGACCTGTACCACGAAGTCCTGCCCGAACTGCCCAAGGTGCGCCTGCTCAACGACGGCCGGCGCAAGGCCGTGGCCAAGCTCTGGAAGTTCGCCCTGACGACGAATAAATCCGACGGCACACCCCGCGCGGAAACCGCAGAGCAGGCCGTGGCCTGGATGCGCGGCTACTTCGGCCGAGCCCGCGACAACGATTTCCTGATGGGCCGCGGCTACCGCAGCGGCGACCACGCCAGCTGGCAGTGCGATCTCGACTTCCTGCTCAGCGAGAAGGGCATGAAGCATGTCCTTGAAAAAACGAGGACTGCAGCATGAACGCCCGCTCCATGCCCCCCCTGGACGAAGATTTCGAAGGCGCCGTCGCGGTGCCGCTGGCCAGCTACGAGGCTGAGCATGCCGTGCTGGGCTCCCTGCTGATGAGCAGCGCCCTGTACGACGTGGTGGGCGACATCCTGCAGCCTGCGGACTTCGCCGACGAGACCCATGGCGCGATCTACGGCGCCATCTCCGCGCTGGCCGTGGCCGCCAAGGCTGTGGACCCGCTGACCGTGTACGAGCAGCTGCGCTGCGCGGTGGAGCTGAAGTACCTGCACGACCTGACCGAGGCCGGCTCCGTCTCGGGCTCCTCGGCCCGGCGCTACGCCGAGATCGTCCGGGAGCGGGCGCTGAGCCGCCAGCTGCTGGGCGTGGTGGACAAGGCCCGGGAGCTGGCGCGCGACCACGCGCTGCCCATCGGCGACCGCATCGAGCAGGTTTCGGCGCAGCTGGCCGGCCTGGCCTCCGATGGCCCGGGCGACGAGTGGGTTGGCGCTGATGCTGGCGTTGTTGCGTTCTTCGATGACCTGGACCAGCGCAGCGTCGGCGTGGAAGAGCCTTTCCTGCCCACAGGCCTGCGCGACCTGGACCACAAGCTTGACGGCGGCATGCGGCCGGGCGATCTGGTTGTCATCGGCGCGCGCCCCTCCATGGGCAAGACCGCCCTGGCCCTGGCCATCGGCGAGCACGCCGCCAAGCTGGGCCAGACGGTCGCCATGTTCTCGCTGGAAATGTCGTCCGCTGCGCTGTACGAGCGCCGCATCGCCATGGAGTCCGAGGTGTCGATGAGCATCATCCGGCAGCCCAAGGGCCGCATGACGGACAGCGACTATGCGGCCGTGTGCAGGGCAGGTGAGTGCATCCGCCAGCGCCCGTTCTACGTCAACGACCGCACCGGCCTGAACATCAACACGCTGCGCACCAAGGCCCGGGCCCTGAAGCGCCGGCACGGCCTGCGCCTGCTGATCGTGGACTACCTGGGCCTGATGGAGGGAACGAACCCCAAGGACACGCGCACCGCGCAACTGGGCGAGGTCACGCGCAACCTGAAGAAGCTGGCCAAGGAGCTGGGCATCACCGTGCTGCTGCTGGTCCAGTTGAACCGCGAGGTCGAAAAGCGCGTGGACCAGATGCCCATGATGTCCGACCTGCGCGACTGCGGCGAGATCGAGCAGGACGCCGACATCATCCTCTTCCCCCACCGCCCCATCCACCTCAAGCCCAGCCTGGGCGATGCCTGGCGGTACTACGCCAGCCTGCGCGTGGCCAAGCAGCGTGGCGGCGCCACGGGCGATCTGAACCTCCGGTATGTGGGCCACCTGGTCCGCTTCGAGAACTGGAACGGCGAGAAGCCGAGCACCACCCCTGGCCGTTCGGCCGACTTCGAGTGAAAGAGACCACCATGATCACCTTTACCGTTCCCGGCCAACCCGTCGGCAAGGGCCGTCCCCGCATCGGCAAGGTGGGCCAGCATGCCCGCATGTTCACGCCCGCCAAGACGGTGAACTACGAGGGTTTGGTGGCCCACGCCGCCAGCATCGCCATGGCCGGCCGCGCGCTGCTGGAAGGCGCCATGGACGTTCACCTGCTCATCAACTGCCAGGTGCCGGCCAGCTGGTCCCGCAAGAAGCAGCAGCAGGCCTTGGCCGGCGCCATCCGCCCAACGACCAAGCCGGACATCGACAACATCGAGAAGGCCGTCTACGACGCCATCAACGGCGTGGTCTGGAAGGACGACGTGCAGGTGGTGGATGTCGTGAAGACGAAGCGCTACGCGGCCGCGCCCGGTGTGATCGTGACGATCAAGCCCGTGGGCGAGCAGGAACCCTCGGTAGAGCAGGGCGACCTGCTGGGAGCGCTGGCATGAAGCGCGACCAGATCATCCAGCTGGCGCGCGAGGCGGGCTTGCCGCTGGCCAATCGCTTCGTGGGCGCCCGCCTTGTCGATGACGTCACGACCGAGGTCGCGCGATTCGCCCACCTGGTGGAGGCTCATGTGCGCGAATCCCTGGGTGCTGCTGCACCTGCAGAAAGCGTGGGCACCGGTGGGCCTGAAGCCGGCCCCGAAGCGGCTGAAACCCGCATGGATACTGGGTTTCACCGTGGGCCTGAAGGCTGTCCGGACACGGTGCTGCTGGAGGGTGGTGAAGCATGCCCGCGCTGACCAGTCGCCCCTTCGGCCGCCGGCCCGCCGCCGCGCCAGCGCAGGACCGCGAGGAGCGCCTGGCCCAGCGTGCCGCCCGCGCCATGGCCAGCGCCCGCGCCACGGCCGGCCTGCGCTGCAGCACCAGCGTCTCCACCGGCTCCACCTCGGGCCGCGCTATCCCGAAGGACCGCCCGCTGCGCAGCGAAGCATTCCGCCGCGTGGTCGCCTCGCTGCCCTGCGCCTGGTGCGGCATTGCCGGCTTCAGCCAGCACGCCCACGAGAACGAAGGCAAGGGAGCACGCCTGAAGGTGGACGACCGCCGCGCCATGCCGCTGTGCTGCGTTCGGCCTGGCATCGAGGGCTGCCACCAGCGCTTCGATCAATACCGCCTCGTGCCCGGCGGCCGGCAGGCCCACATCGACCTGGGCCGCGCGCTGTCCCGGCGCACCCGCGCGCAGGTCCTCGATGCCGGCCTCTGGCCCGCGAATGTTCCCCTCTGGAGCGAAGAAGCATGACCAATCCCACCGACAACCTGGTGCGCGCCACCTTCGGCGGCCGGCCCTATCCCCAGATCGAGGAGCTGGTCCAGGGCCTGAACGACTGCCTGCGCGAGTACGCCGGCCAGATTCCTCTCGCAGCCGCCATCGGCGCGCTGCGCATCGTTGAGCACGGGCTGCTGGAGCAGCACAGGGAGGCCTCATGACCAAGCTCGTCCTCACCAAAGACCAGCAGGGCAAGCTCTGCGGCATGGACCCGGCGGGCCAGCGGGCCTACGGCCGGTTCAAGGCGGCGGTGGCCGCCCTGGAGCCTGGGCAGACCATGGCCTTCAACTACCGGCTGCCCCGCAGCCCGAAGCACCACGCCTTCTTCTTCGCCAAGCTGCAGCGCCTGCTGGACAGGACGGAGGCCTTCACCGATCTGGACAAGCTGCGGGCCTGGCTCACGCTCGGCGCCGGCTACGCCTACTTCGTGCCCGGCCTGGACGGCAAGCCCAACGCCATCCCGCAGAGCCTGGACTTCGACTGCATGGACGAGAACGAGTTCTGCGAGCTGCACCGGGCCGTCGATGCCTTCCTCTGGACCGGCCATGCCCAATCCATCCTCTGGCCCGCGCTGAGCATCGGCGACCGCTGGGCCTGCATGGAATCGTTCATGGGGGAGTTCGCACGATGAAGCACATCCCCAACAACCAGCGCCGCGTGCCCGACGTGGTGCCGAAGTTCTGGCGCGCCAAGCTGGCCCCGTCCACGAAGCTGAGCGCGAAGGTCGCCCACCACGACCTGGTGCAGCGGCTGGAGACCGGCACGGCCACGGTGGCCGATTTGTGGGACTGGATCGAGACCGGCTTCACGTACTCGCAGATGTTCAGGCTGCTCTGGGAGGACGGCGAGCCCCTGACGGAAGAGGCAGAGGCAGCCATCGCCGCCCAGCTCAACACCTACCCTGCCGTGTGCGCGCGCTTCCGGGCCAAGAAGCGCGTGGGGCTGTCCGGGCCAGAGCTGCAGATCGCGCGCCAGGCCGCCCAGGTCTTCGACGGCCTCATCGATCTGGACCGCAACGGCATCGCCGTGGCCGCAGTGCAGTGGTCCGATCAGCAGATGCGCCAGATCAGGGGAGCCCTGCACATGCCCTGAAAAAAGGAAAGCCCGCGCGAGGCGGGCGATCCCGGTCTGTGACCTGAGCAATCGCAGTTTAGCCTGAGAACGCCATGACCACCACCACGCCACAGCACGACGAACGCACCACACGCGAAATCATCTGGGATCACATCCTGGAGATGGCGCTTCTCGGCCAGAACATCACACGCCAGCGGCTCATGGACCTGACCGGCAAGAACTATCACATCATCGACGACCACGTCTCCCGGATGATCGACGTCGAAGGCATCCTGCGGCGGACCACCGACGGTGTGTACGAGCTGGTCAAGGGCCCCGGGGCGCCGCGCCCGGTATCCATCACCGATCTGGAAGATGGCATGACCCTGATCGAGATCGGCGACCAGGAACTGCGAGTCTGGCCGCGCGAGCTGCGCAACATCGCAATTCGCCTTCAGGGCAACGCCATGCAGCACAGCAACCTGCAGCTGCAGCACGACGTCGGCATGCTGGCCCAGGAAATCCAACTGCAGCAGGCCGCCCAGCGCCGCGAGATGTCTGCCCGCATCAAGGAGCTGGAAGGCAAGCTCAAGGCGCTGGAAGGCCGTAGGGTTGCGCCCAGCCCCCAGATGGATCTGCTGGCGGGGGCAATGGTCCAGTAACATCCTCGCCATTCATGGAGGAGTACATGACACCTGATCAGATAGAAGCTATTGCGAAGGCCATAGTTGCGGAACTTGGACTGCCAATTTGGCTATGGGTGGCCGTATCTATCATTGGCGCAATAGGTGGAGCCTATTTCGGTGCATATTTCAGAAAGACTGCAGAAATAGACGCGACAACGGATCGTTTCGAACAACTGCAGAGCCAACTGGAAAAAACCACGCATCTCACGGAGGAGGTCAGGCGCGCAGTAAATGATCGCGGCTGGCTTATGCAGCAGAGATGGTCAAAAAGAGAAGAAAAATACGTTAGGCTGCTCCGCGCTTTTCTAGGAACAAGAAGAGTGGTCTATGCCATGCTCAAGACTGAGCATGAAGCGCCTTCCGTAGACAAAGAGCTTTGGGCAAAATTTGAGGATGTTCTATTCGAGCTGGAAACAGAATTATCCATAGCGCCAATATTCATTACGGACAAGAAATTTCTCGAAGAGGTCATTCCATTGACAAAAGTGTTTGGCCAAGAACTAAATGAGCGAGAAATGCTGGAGCACATTATTGACTCATGCCACATGGCTGAAGATAAATTGGCAGCCATCGCACAGCATGATCTTCAACAACTCGAGGCTGCGCTTCAAAAATCAGGCGCCCCCGGCTAGGGTTCGCCTAAAAGACACGCGCCCGGGAGACTCCGGGCATGCCATCTTCTCCGCATCCCGATCAAGCCCCCAGCACAGGGGGCGCAGCCCCCGGCCCCCGCTCCCCTGACTGGGAGCGCATAGAGCTGGACTACCGGGCCGGCATCAAGAGCCTGCGCGAAATCGCCGAAGGCTCCGGCACCAGCCACGTCAACATCTCCAAGCGCGCCAAGAAGCTGGGATGGACGCGAGACCTCACCGCAAAGATCCAATCCAAGGCCGATGCGCTGGTTAACGCGGCCCTGGTTAACACCCCGGTTAACAATGCGTCTCCAGCGGCAGAGCGGGAGACGGTCGAGGCAGCTGCTTCCACCCAGGCTTCGGTTCGACTCGGCCAGCGCGAGGACATCGAGCGGTGCCGGCGGATCAATATGGGCCTCATGGACGAGCTGGAGCAGCAGAGCGCCAGTCCTGAGCTATTTGCCGAGGTGGCCGCCATCCTGCGCAGCGCCCCGGCCGAGGAGTTGACCAAGGAGCAGCGCGGCAAGCTGGCCGAGGCGGCGGGCAAGGCTTCCAGCTTGGCAAACCGCAGCAGCACCATGCGCTCCCTGTCCGAATCCCTGCGCGTGCTCATCGGGCTGGAGCGCCAGGCCTATGGCATCCGTGACGAGATGCCCGAGCCACCGGCCAAGGGCATGGAGAGCGTGACCACGGCTGAGCTGCTGGCCATGCGCGATGCGGTGAGGGCGCGCGCATGAACCTCTCCCCTGAAAAGCAGGCCGCCATGTTGGCCATGATCGAGCGGGAGCTGGCGGCGCGGCAACTGGACCAGTACGGCCCCTACGGCAAGCAGCGAGAGTTCCACCGTGCTGGCGCGTCGTTCAGCGAGCGCCTGTTCATGGCCGGCAACCAGCTCGGAAAGACCAAGGCCGGCGGCGCCGAATGGGCCATGCACTTGACTGGCCGGTATCCGGACTGGTGGGACGGCGCCACCTTCGACAAGCCCGTGACCTTCTGGGCTGGCTCCGTCACCAGCGAAGCCAC